GCATACGAGATCCTCATGGGATGGGATGGCATCATCGATGGCGATGGTGAGCCCGTGCCATTCAGCAATGCAGTGAAGGCGCAGTTGTTGGATGTGCCCATGATGGCCGGCGCATTGGTTGCCGCCTACTTCGAGTCGCTGGTGGAGCAGAAGCGAAAAAACTAATAGGGGCCGCTGAGCACTGGCTTGGTGGGATGGAGATCGATGAGACCGCAAAGGATGCGGCCATCTTCGGGATCGAGCCACCACCAAGCAAAGCGGCCGTCAATTATGAGGTGGAGCCTGATGCATGGGCTGCAGTGCGTGTGTTCCTCAAGGTGCAGACGCAATGGCGTACCGATTCAGGTACGTTGATCGGTCTGGACTACAGCGCCGTGCGCTGGGTGTTTGATCTACTGCAGATCGCCGATCCGGCTGAGGTGCTCAGTGACCTACAGATCATTGAGGCTACAGTGGTGGGAGCGATTAACAAGCGCAAGGGCTGAGCATGGCGCTGGACATGACAACAGCCCTGACGATCAGGGCAAAGGTTGACGGTCTGGCACAGATCGAGAATCTGGATCGTGCGCTTGGCAAAACCAATAAGGAAGCGGCAGGACTATCCGGTACATTTGGCCGGCTGAAAGGTGCTACTGCTGGCATCGGCGGTGCGCTTGGTGCGTTGGTGCCAGCTGCTGGTATCGCCGGCCTGACGGCAATGGGCAAGCGTGCCATTGATGCAGCCGATAACCTCAACGATCTCAGTCAGCGCACAGGCGTTGCGGTGCCGATCCTGAGCAAGTTTGGCGCTGCAGCAGAGGATTCAGGCAGCAGCATCGATGAAGTCGCCAAGGCGATGGGGCGGCTATCGAAGGGGATTGTTGACCCCGCATCCAAAACCAATGAAGCCCTGAAGGCGATTGGCATCAGCTCAACGGATGCCCAGGGCAAGATTCGCGGCGTCGATGCGATCATGCTGGACCTGGCGGATAAGTTCGCCAAGATGCCAGACGGTGCGCAGAAGACTGCGCTAGCGATGGAGCTATTCGGCAAGTCGGGTATGAACCTGATCCCGATGCTGAATGGTGGCCGGGATGCTCTCAGCCAATACTCAGCGACCATCGATACCGAGATGGCGCAGGCTGCGGATAAGTTCAACGATGCGTTGAATGGCATCGCGCGATCTATTGCCGGGCCATTCAATGAAGCGGTCACGGCATTGCTGCCCTATCTGACGCAGGTGGCGCAGGCCATCGCCGGCTGGGCGCAATGGTTCTCTGGTTTACCGCAACCGGTGCAAAACCTTGTTGCTGGTATCGGCGCTCTGACAGCTGTCTTGGTTGTATTTGGCCCGGCCTTGGCGTCCATCGTCACAATCTTTACCGCGCTTGGCCCGCTGCTCACCGGCATCGGTGCCGCATTGGTTGGCATTCCGGCTTTGATCGCGGGATGGGCGGGCGCCATTGGCCCGCTAGTGGCTGGCCTTGGCACGTTGGGCCAGATCCTGATCGGTGTATTCAGCGGCCCAGTGGGCTGGGTTGCGCTTGCTGTTGCTGCTGGCGTGGCGATCTACGCCTTCCGCGATCAGATCGGCCAAGCATTTCAGGCGATTGGCGCCGTGCTGCAGCAGGCTGCGCAGGGCTTCAAGACGGTGTTTATCGATCCGGTCGTTGCCGGCTTCCAGGCTGTCGTGCAGTTCGTAAATGTAAACTTTGTGCAGCCGATCAGCGAGGCGATCAACGGGTTGGTTCAGGGCATTGCCAACACCTTTAAGACCGTCACCGATGCGATCACAGCGCCATTCAAAGCCGCGTTTGAATCAGTGCGCGGCATTGTGAATCAGATCCTGAATGGCATCGGCACCGCTATCGGCAGCGTGGTCAACGCAATCAATGGCGTGATCCGTGGCGCTAACTCTGCATTGGCCCGTCTGCGACTGCCACAGATCCCGCAACTGCCAATGCCTTCAATCCCACGCTTCGCTGAGGGTGGCGTGGTCAGCGGCCCTACCCTGGCCATGGTTGGCGAAGGTGGCGAGCCTGAGTACATCGTGCCCCAGTCCAAGGCTGGTGCATTTGCCGCCAACTGGATGGCCGGTGTGCGTGGCCCGGCTGCTATTCCGCGGTTTGCCGAGGGCGGCATGGTGGTGCCTGGTGGCGCCAGCGTCAGCATTCAGACTGGCCCGGTCACTCAGATGGATGGCACGAACTTTGTCACCACCGAAGATCTCAGCGCAGCCGTGCAAGCTGGCGTCAATCAAACGCTGAGCCTGCTTGCAGGTGATAGCAGTGTGCGGCGCTCACTGGGACTGGCGTGATGGCTGCTCAATATGACTTGCTCTGTTTCTTGGAATATTACGCAGACCGCAACAGCGTTTACAGCGGCAGCAAGCGCACGCCGACACGTCGCTGGCAGAACTTCTACCAAGTGCCGCAGGACATGTCGCTGATCGATAGCGATGTGCAGGGTGATTTCTTCTACATTCCATTCACCGCATCAGGTTTTGCTCTGCGTGCAGCCAATAGCATTGGCGATCTATCGATTGAGATCGCAGCCACTGGCGACGTGATTGACCTCACCGATACTGCCATCGGCACCAATCGGCTGGTGATCGCATCTCTCTACCTGCAGGATGCAGGCATGGATGCAGTTGATCCTGGTAGCGCCCAGCTGATCAGCCGTTACATTGGCGGCATTGATGGCGCTCAGGTAGATGATGATTCCGTCTCGTGGACGGTCAGCCCCATGATCGACAAGACAAAGCCACAAGTGCCGACGCGCAAGGTGGCATCTGATCTGATTGGGAGGTTTACGGGACGATGAGCAGGATCATTGCAGCAGTGAAACTCAAGGTGCAATGCGCTGACGGTTGCACGCATGAAGGCGTCACCTTGGCAGTTGAGGATAATCGCCGCATCTATCTACATGCCGATGGCAATGAGATTGATGGCGTGGAGTGCATTGAGAAATGCGTGGCAGTGCTGCCCCCTATGGCATTGGCTGCAGTATTGAGCCAATGCAAGGAGTGTGAACAATGAGCAGGCTTTCACCGGCAAACAAATGGCTTGATCGCCTCACCGATAAAAAGCGCATCAGGCGGCGGCTGAAACGTGCCAAAGGTGTGGTCAATACAACTCAAGACACATGCGGATTCCCTGCACCAAAGGCTGCGCCCAATCAATCCAGCACAAATAAGGATCGCTCGCCTGGTAACCGGAAGACGCCCGCGGCTGATCTTGGTGCAGAGCAAAGGATCGCAGTCGCCGGCGAGACTGTACCCATCTTGTTCGGCAAGCGCGTCAGCAATAGCGGCGGCGTCTGGATTCAGCCAGCCCTGGTCAAGGCTGGATCCTATTTCTTTAAAGGCAGCTTCCTGTTTCCTGTCAGTCAGGGCGAGATTGTCAGCAGCCCAGTGAAGCACCGCACATGGGTTGGCCTGCGATGCATGGCATTCTTAGAAGATCAGACGATCACGATCAGCAATATCTACAACAGCGCTGCCACGCTTGCATCATCGCCTGGCACATGCCCGATCCTTGGGGCGGGCTTGTATTGCGGAAACGAAACCTACTCATACCTTGCAGAAGCAATACCACCTACCGGAACATGGACTAATCGCCAAGAATATCGAGCTACTAGCTACTGGGGATACAGGCAAATTGCTAGGGGCACTGGCGACACAACAAACATCGGATTCCTTGGCACAGTTGAGTTTTTCGATAACGTGACCGGCGCGGATTTGACTAGCGCATGGTTTGCTGCTATTGGCTTGCCGTCTAGCACGCAATTCGGATTCAACTATTCGCTGGAATACGTAGCAGGGACGGAGCCGCCATCGGCAGGAGCTGTTGGCGTTGTGCAGGATTTGATCGATGGCACAGGTGCATTTGGTTATGTGGCACCTAATCCTGCATTTCATGCCAGCATCGGATCATCTGGCAGCATCACTGAAGTGTGGACGATGCTGGGTGTTGAAAATCCATTAGACAATAATTATGCGGCTACAACTGGCACTCTCACCGCTGTTCAATATGAGTACGTTGTTAGCAAATATGCCAACCCATCTAGTACGCCAACAGCTGATAACTCATCCTATGCAGACATCACCTTCCTGAAGGTTGTTGGCGACATCTACGATCCGCCGGAGGCCGGGTCCTATCCGACCACTACGCGGCAGATCTCGATCTACTACGAGCAAGGCATCCGCGTGGCGCTTTACAGCGTGAATGCAGCAGGCAGCACGCAAGGCGCCAGCAACCAGCTGGTGGATCTGGCCATGTACCTGTTCACCAGCTTCAAGCGACAGACGGCTGGCACAACGCCTGATGTATCGCGCCCAATCCTGACCACGAACATGCCATCGCTGGCGACGTTCTGCAATAACTACAGCCTGCAGTTCAACGGCATCATCTCCGAGTCGGTGAACATCATCGAGTTGATCAGCGAGACGGCTCCTTTTTTCCTGCTGTCATTCATCTCCACTGGCGGCCAGTATCGCTTTGCTCCTGTGCTGCCCCTGAACGGCAGCCAGCAGATCAGCACGGCAACGCTATCGCCTGCGGCTACGTTCACAGAGGATGAGATCCTGCCTGGTAGCTACAGCAAGACCTACGTGAGCGCAGCCGAGAAGTCCGATGTGAATGTCGCTGTCCTATTCCGCAAAAATGACCCTGACGCCATCGGCACACAGCAAAGCGTGCAGGTGCGCTACAGCGGCGTGAGCCTAGATGCTCCGGTGGAGCAGTTCGATATGTCGGATTTCTGCTCAAACCGCAATCACGCGATCATCTACGCCAAGCACTTCCTGGCGCGGCGGCGTTACTCGGTGCATTCGATTGAGTTCGAGACTGCACTTGATACCACCGGTCTGATCCCCACCAATATCATCCGGGTGCAAAAGCAACGCATCAGCAGCGCTGGCGACAACCGCACCGAGACGGAGTATTACCAGATCACTGCCATCGATCACAACACTGACGGCACCACCAGCATCGAGGCAGCACAGTTCCCGGTGCATGGCAGCACCGTGCCTACGATTAGCAATGAAGTGCTTAATGGCACGTTCACAGTCGTCTGATGGCAACCTTCCCCTCGCTGGCACCGCGCACAAGATCGCTCAGCCTGGGCGACATACCGCAGCAGGTGTACAAAGGCACCAGCGGCGGTGAGGTTCGCTTCAAGCAAGGTTCCGCCTACGTGGCACAACGATTGAGCCTTGGCTACGAATATTTGACCGAATCCGAAGCGCAGCAGATCCTGGATCACTATGCGGGACAGGAGGGCAGCCTGATCCCATTTGATCTATCCAATGCCGTATGGGGTGGCTACACCACGCCTCCGGTCAGCTCAGCCAGTTACAAGTGGCGATATACCGGTGCTTTTGATGTGAGCATCGCATCGCCCCGGCGTTACAGCCTCACACTTGAACTAGAAACGGTGCCGATCTAGCCATGGCGTTCCCTGCTCTTATCCCATCGGCCCGCACCTATGTGCCAGGCAATGTGCCACAGGTGCAGCAGGTCGCACTGTCCGGCAGCACTGTTGCCTACCGGCAAGGCAATCGCCGTGTAGAGCAGACGCTACAGCTGGCGTTTAACAATATCAGCGAGGCTGATCTAGACCTGATCAAGGCGCATTACGTTGCGCAGGATGGCACCTATGGCATCTTCTTTCTATCGGGGGAAGTCTGGAATGGATATGACTCGCCGCCTGTTCCCATTGTTGCCGACTACGCATGGCGCTATGCATCGCCCCCAGTCATCACAGATGGATCGTGCGACCTGTGGAGTGTTGAGGTTGAGCTCACCACCTATGCCATCGACTTAGGAGACGTGATCTTCAATGCCGCAGATTCCGCCAGTATTCCTGCGCGAGAATATATCCTGAATGCTGGTGGCGCTGCCGCCTCGCCTGCTCGTATCCTGATTGTTAACGGCGGCGCATCGGCATGACTACTACGATTCTTGCGTTCCAGCAGCAGCGCCGCGATACGGCAGCCAACTGGACATCCAACAACCCAACTCTGCTGGCCGGGGAGCTTGGATACGAAAGCGACACCGGAAAGTGGAAGGTCGGTACAGGGTCCACGGCTTGGACTTCTCTGTCCTACACGCCTTGGAGCCTTATCCCGGCATTTCCGATCACGGATGCATCCATTGCTAGCAATGCTGAAATCGCCGTAAGCAAGCTGGCTGATGGCACGGCGCGGCAGCTGCTGCAGACCGATGCAGCCGGTACGGGCGTTGAGTGGGCCAGCAATATCGACGTGCCTGGCACGTTAGATGTGACGGGTGCTGCGACCTTTGACAACAACGTCGTCATCCAAGGTGATCTGACGGTCAACGGCACCGAAACGATCATCAACACGCAGACGCTGGACGTTGAAGATAAGAACATTGTTATCGGTAAGGTCACAACCCCGACCGACATAACCGCCGACGGTGGCGGCATCACTCTGAAGGGCACCACCGACAAGACGATCAGCTGGATCGATGCCACCGATGCGTGGACATTCAGCGAGCACCTCAACATCGCCAGCGCCAAGGAATACCGCATCGCTGGCACAAAGGTGCTAGATGCCACAAGCCTCGGCAGTGCCGTGGTGAGCAGCAGCCTCACCACCGTCGGCACCATTGGCACCGGCATCTGGAATGGCACCACTATCGGCACCGGCTACGGCGGCACCGGCCAGACCACCTATACAGATGGCCAGCTGCTAATCGGCAAAACCGATGGCACGCTGGCGAAATCGACGCTGACGGCAGGCAGCAATGTAAGCATTACAAATGGCAATGGCAGCATCAGCATCGCCGCAACCGATACCACTTACACAGCTGGTGATGGATTGAACTTGGCTGGGACGACATTTTCAGCCGACCTAAAAGCTAACGGTGGCCTGGTAATTGAATCAACAGAATTAGCGATTGATCTTAGTGCTAGCAGTATTACTGGCACGTTGAGTGCAACTGATGGCGGCACCGGGCAGACCACTTACACCGACGGTCAGCTGCTGATTGGCAAGACCGATGGCACACTTGCCAAATCAACCATCACTCAAGGCACTGGCGTCACCATCACAAATGGCAATGGCACCATCACAATCAGCGCCACTGGCTCCGGGGGCACTGTTACCGCAGTTACTGCTACCAGCCCGCTGGCGAGCACTGGTGGCGCGACGCCTGATATCAGCATTCAAGATGGCACCACCAGCCAGAAGGGAGCCGTTCAACTAGAGGATTCAACCAGCAGCACCAGCACCACCAAGGCCGCGACGCCTAACTCGGTGAAATCAGCATATGACCTGGCCAATGCTGCGCTGCCAAAGTCTGGCGGCTCAATGACAGGGCAAATTACATTTGATACAAGTCAGACATATCCAAAAATCCCAGCGAATAGCCAGACAAGCGCGTATGTACTTGTTGCAGGTGATGCAGGCAAACATATCAGCATCACTACTGGAGGAGTGACCGTATCATCCGGGGTATTCAATATTGGCGATGCGGTTTCGATCTACAACAACAGCGGCAGCAATCAAACAATCACGCAAGGATCCTCCGTGACGTTGCGACAAGTCGGCACCGCTAACACTGGCAATAGAACGCTTGCGCAATACGGATTAGCAACCATACTGTGCGTTGCTAGCAATACTTTTGTGATTAGCGGTGGAGGACTAAGCTGATGGCAATTATGCAACTGTTGGCAGCATTAGCAGCCCCTGGTGTGATTGCTCCCAGCACCGTGCAATATCTGGTGATCGCTGGTGGAGGTGGCGGCGGGACCGGCGATGAGGCAGGCGGCGGCGGTGGTGCCGGTGGTTATCGCTGTTCTGTATCTGGTGAATCTTCTGGCGGCGGTGCCAGCGCTGAAAGCGAATTGAGTGTTTCCATTGGCACTAGCTACACCATCACAGTCGGTGCAGGTGGCGCGAAAAAAACCACTGCTTTTCAAGATGGTGGCAATGGTAGTGATTCTGTATTCGCTTCAATTACTTCAGTTGGCGGTGGTGGTGGTGGTGGCATTGGAGGAGGCACTGCGCCCTCGGGAGGATCTGGTGGTGGTGCAGCGGAACGGTCACTCGCATCACAGGGCGGAGCAGGCACAACAAATCAGGGATATAAAGGCGGCGGCGGTGAGCGCGGTGGCGACTATCGAGCAGGCGGCGGTGGTGGTGCAGGCGGTCTTGGCCAAAACGGCGGAAGCGGTGCCGCCGGTGGCGTAGGTGTAACTTCCTCAATCACTGGCGCAGCCGTGGGCCGTGGCGGCGGTGGCGGCGGCGGCGGCTACTACGCGTCGCCTGTTGGTTCTGCTTCAGATGGTGGTGGTGCTGGTGCTGGCCCAGCAGCTTCTGGGGGAAATGGCACCGCCAATACAGGCGGCGGCGGCGGCGGTGACACTTACATCACAACGATCAGCAGTGGCACAGGCGGCTCTGGAATTGTGGTCATTGCATATCCAGACACATACGATGCAATTACATATATTGCCCCTGGCCTCACTTATGATCAGCCTAGCAGATCTGGGTATAGAGTTTATAGATTCACCGCTGGCACAGGTACTATCAACTGGTAAAACCCATGGCCCACTACGCTTTTCTTGATTCATCGAACGTCGTCACGGAGGTGATTTCAGGCAGGGATGAAAACGATGGCGGAATTGACTGGGAGCTGCATTACGGCCAGTTTCGTGGTCAGCCTTGCAAGCGCACCAGTTACAACACATGCGGCGGTGTTCACCAATTTGGCGGCAGTCCGTTTCGCAAAAATTATGCTGGTATCGGCTACAAATATGATGCGCAGCGTGATGCGTTCATCCCGCCACAGTCCTATGCCAGCTGGTTGTTGAATGAGGTTACATGCCTGTGGGAGCCTCCATTGCCGATGCCTGATGATGGGCGGCGCTACCAGTGGGATGAAAACATTAAAAATTGGATTGCTAAATAATGGCAGTAAAAGCCAAGACCGGTACCGCACGGCTCGACCATCAGGCCGGGCCGCCCAAAACCACACGCCAAGGGTTCGGCCAACGCAGCCGTCCGCGCCGTCGCGGGAAGAAACCCCTCCGCGGGCAGGGTCGGTAAACTAAGCCTGTAGCCCCATGGCGCCATGATCGAAGTCATCGCAGCCATTGCCGGCGCGTCTATTTCCGTCGCAGCCATGGGTGCTGCTGGCTTCAGTCGCAAATCAGATGAAGCCCGCGAGGCCGTGATCAGGCTTACCTCAGCTGTTGAGCACATCGCCTCACAGCTTGAGGTGCTTCACACTGATATCAAGGAAGACCGAAAGGAGACGTTCGGCCGGCTATCGACGGTAGAGCAGCGGGTCTCTAGGTTGGAAGCACGCCCGCCATCTCCCTAGCCATGGATCAGGCAACCACAATCGCCATCGTCGCCATCGTCGTGGCGGCAGGCTCTGAGATCATCGCAGTCTCACCGCTGAAGTCCAACAGCTGGGTGCAGCTGATCTTTCAAGCGCTCCGTATCGCCTTCCCAAAGCAACGCCGCTGAATCATGGCGAACGACGCGCCAATCACCTTGCAGCAGCTCTTCAAGTATTACAAGGGCCAGCCGCATCAGAGCGCCGCGATTCAGCAGCTCGAAACCGATCTCGCGCAGAACGGCTACGACGCCGTAATGCGCAGGGATCGCGAGTGGTTTCAAACCTGGAGCCAAGACGGCAAGCAAACCGATCTGGCCGGCGCCATCAAACTGATTAAGGAGTTTGAGGGCTGTCATCTCAGCGCCTACCCCGATCCGCTATCAGGTGGCGAGCCGTGGACCATCGGCTATGGCACCACGCGCTACAGCAACGGCACGCCCGTGAAACGCGGCGACATGATCAACGTGATCGAGGCTGACATGCTGCTGCGCCTTGAGATCGACCGCATCACCGACAAGCTGCGCACCACCGTGCCGCATTGGAATGTGATGGATGACGATCAGCGTTCTGCGCTGGTGAGCTTCGCCTACAACCTCGGCGCTGGCTTCTACGGCTCCGCTGGATTCGAGACCATCAGCCAATACCTGCGCGAGCGTGCTTGGGCCGCGGTGCCTGCAGCCTTGGAGCTCTACCGCAACCCTGGCACCAACGTTGAGGCTGGCTTGCTACGCCGCCGTCGCGCTGAGGGCAAACTCTGGGGGCAGCATCAGGCTGCGGCCGAACCTGAAACCGCCAAGCTGCGCCCCGGTAGCCCGTTCACGGCCAGGATCACGCCGCACATCAGGTTGGGCGAGTTCGCGCTGGATCAGGAGGCCCGCAGATTCCACAATCAGGGCCAGCTCGATATTGCTGCTGAGCTGGCGGCATTCCTGGAGCGCGTGCGCGTGCAGTTCGGCGGGCGGCCAATCGTGATCACATCCGGCTATCGGCCTGAGGCGATCAACCGGCAGGCAGGTGGTGCCAGCAACAGCGAGCACCTCTACAAACCCGGATGCGGTGCGGTCGATTTCTACATCGATGGTGCCGATATATACGCGGTGCAGAACTGGTGCGAGAAAGCTTGGCCGCACTCGCTGGGCTATGGCGCATATAAAGGCTTCATCCACCTAGGCATCCGTCAAGGCCGGCCTAAGGTGCGCTGGGATTATTGAGGGCCTGTGCTCGTTCCTGATCACGAGATCCGTCGTCTGTGCAAACAGCACGCCATGGTGATGCCGTTCGATGAAGATCTGCTGAACCCGGCCAGCTACGACGTGACGCTAGGCAGCCGCATCATGATCGAGGTGGCCGATACGCCTGAGCTGCAGGTGGTGGATATCCTCGGCCACACGGCAGAGGATCCGTATCTGATACAGCCGGGTGAGTTCTTCTTGGCGGAAACGCGCGAGATCTTCAACCTGCCGAATCACGTCGGCGCTCAGTTCGTGCTCAAATCAAGCCGCGCACGCGAGGGATGGGATCATGCTGAGGCTGGCTATTGCGACGCGGGATGGTATGGCAGCCGCTTGACCATGGAATTGTGCAACCAGCGCAGGCTGCACCCGCTCGGCATCTGGCCCGGCATGAAGATCGGACAGATGAAATTTATTCTCGTGAGCGGAACCGTGGAACGCAGCTACGCTCAAACCGGAAGATATAACGCAGACCTGGGCGTAACTGCATCCAAGGGCTAGCGTTCGCCTGTGGAGTGAAGGTTAGGCGCTGGCTTGCGCAGCCGGCGCTTTTTTCATGGGATGCTGCAGCGGCGCCATCCGCATCCGGTGGATGATGCCCGGCGCCTCTGCTGGATCGTCAAGCGGCACCATCGTGAAGTCATCACAGCCGTGGCGCTCTGCCCAGTGCTGCGCGCCTTGGTGCGTGTCAAACGGCCCGACGTGCCACGGGCCGATGCGGAGGATGTATTGCATTGCGGGACGGTAGCGCGAATCATGCCGCGCAATCCCATAGCAATTCTGTAATCCCATGAGACTCAGTGGCGACCGCTACCGTATGCCAAGCGGCGGCCAGCCCATGCGGGCGTTCTACCTAGAGATCTCCGCCAAGCTGATCATCAGGTCCAATTCGGACCCCGATGATTTGCCGGCAGATATTTACAGCCACATGGCTGAGTACATCCGATCCGATGAGGACATCATCGATATCGAGGTGAACGCTGTTCCGCTGCCAGCAGATCTCAGTGGATCGACACCACATTGAAGAAACGAGGCTGGTCACACGGCGATCAGCTCGCGATCAGATCCTGCTGGCTTGGAATTATCGCTGTGCTTATTGCGGCGATCAACTGGGCCGCAGCCCAACGCTCGATCACATCATCCCGAAAGCGCACGGCGGGCTAACGGTGCGCAGCAACATGGTTGCCTGCTGCTGGGCGTGCAACAGCTCAAAAGGCCACAAGCCATGGGTTGACTGGTATCGCGCTCAGCCGTTCTGGTCTGCGCTGGGCGAATGGGCTGTGGCGCGATGGGTGGCGGGTGAGGGCTAAGCTTTCGCCCTAGACCTTTTTCGAGGATCTAGGCGGTCCCGTAGCGGCCGGCTGCGGGCAATAGGTGGACACCGCGTGAGGACCCACCACCGGCCAACCCAATCACGGCAGGATCCTGCTGCACACCCATAGGGCGATAAAGCACGTCGCCCAGTATTCGACGATCAGGATCAGCACGTCGCGCAGCATCAACGGGCCAGCAGATGATCGAGATACAGCTCGGCCTGCCATAGGTCGGAGCTATAGCGGCAGGTGCCACCAACGCAGCTGCGGTAGTACACCTCGCCGTGTACCGGCATCAGCGTCTCGATGTAGCCGCCGTCGCGATCACTCCGGCTGATGACTTCCGGGCCGAACATACAGCTCACACCTGGCCGCATAACGGCCGCCGCTTCTCTTTGATTCTGGCAACTCAAATGCGCAGCGCTGCCGTCTCATGTCCCATTGCTGGCAATCCCAGCACATCGGCGGTTGACCTTCCGGGCGCAGCTTGCGGCGTGCAGCTTGATAGATGTGCTGCGCTTTCAGCAGTGCAGCCTGCAGCTGAATGGTGCCCGTATCCATCTCCAGCTGATGCTCTGGCTTGGGGCCGAGCACCACGCGAGCGTGCCAGGTGCGATCTGAGCGACTGCACAGCAGCAACAATCGGCCGCCATGCAGACTGATCATTCGAGCTCGCCTGCTGCTGGCTGGTGGTAGATCCGCTCGAGCAACATGCTGGCCGGCTCATCCGGGCCATCGGTGACATAGGCCGCAATCGGATCGGTGCCGTCTGATGCGACGTAGATGCAGGGGTAGCCGTAGGGCTTGACCACCACCAGCCCAGTATTGCGGCTGCGCGTGAGGATCCGCAGCGCGATGCGCTCGATCAGATTCAAGCCAGGCAGTCGACGCGTCATCCTTCCAGTTTGGCGATAAGACGGCTCAGATACCAGTGGCACTTGCGGGCATCCTCGAGCGCGTTGCCCTTGCACCACATGCGCAGCAGATACTTCAGCGCCTGGCCCTGCAGGTATGCCGGCACCATGTGGGGTGCATCGGTGATCGCGGATTCGATCACGTCGATAGCTTCCACCGGGCCGCGGCGGTAGTGGGATGGGTTGATTGGGTCTGGCATGGCTAGTGGGTCTGACTACTGGGCTTCAAGCTCATCCGCGATGGCAAGCAGTCGGTTTTTAACGCCAAGCAGTGCCCAATGCTCTTCTGGAGTTTGAGCTTTGATCGGCACCGGCACCACCTGATCCGCAGCAGCTCGAAGGGCGGCGGCAGCAATCCATCGAGAATCATTGAGCACGTCATCCGGGCCGTAACAGCAAGCGCAATTGGCAGCAGCCAGTACGACCTGAGCAGCGGGTGAAAGTTCAGACATAGAAGTGATGTTGACTAGTTGTGTTGCCGGGGGATGGATAGCGACTGTACGCCCCCTGCTTTCCCCCCATGGGTCTTGTATGGCTTTCAGCCCGAAGGCATCAGGCTCCCCGGCAAATAAAAAGCCCGCTCCATGGCGGGCTTTATGCGTGAGATCAGCTCAGGATGCCACTCAGGCGAGCAGCTAGGTCATGACAGGCTTGGGCAGCCTCAACTTGCGCAAGGGCTTTTTCCCCTTCCTCAGTCAACTCCATCTGATCAGGTTTTCGGTTAGGGACAATAAGCTTGCCCTGTTCGTCAAAAATGTGCAGATGCTTGATGAAGCCTTTGGCGGCTAGGCGGTGCAGCAGAGGAACCGTGGTGTTACTAGGCACACGGCCAGAACGGCGTATAGCCATCATGACCCGAACCTGAGCGTCGGTAAGTGCGGTTTTCATTTGTCGATGTGCAGTAGGGATCTCTCCCTTCGATACCATTGTAGCACATTGAATCATGTTTATCAATGGTACATTTGTACCATCAAAGCTGACTAGTGTGTAGAACTAATCCAGCCACCCCCACGCGAGACGTTGGCAAATGCGCCATGCGTGTTTCTTGTCGATTTCATACCGATCAGCAAGCTGCTGGTAACTAAGACCATCAACGCGAAGCTGGCGCAGCTCCCGCACCAGCTCCTCGCTCAGGATCACGGCGTGGTTCTCCTCGCCGCGTTTGAATGGCCGGCTCATCGCCACTTGTCGCCCAGCAGCTGCTGGCGGCAGACCTCGATAGCCTGCTGCGCTTGCTTCTGCGTCATCACCGACTCGGCGGCATCCATGGCGCGCACGACACGGGCCAGCAGCTCGGGGTATGACGTGTCGCGGAAGTTGGCCGCCAGATCATGGGCAAACTCCTCCCACAGGCCGGTGTACAGCCCGTTCGTGCGGCCGCTGCGTTCATAGAGCGCGTCCATCATGTCGGCGCGCTGCTGATCTAGGAATGAGGCCGGGATCATGGTTCGAGAAATTGGCGGATGTGGAGCAGCTCAGCGCAAAGCTGCTGCCGGTTGCGGATGCCAAGGGTGCCATGCAGCTGATCGATGCGGATATCAATCAGCTGGCGGATCCGTTGGCGCTCCTCAGTTTGACCGGCTGCAAAGGCGCTTGTGTCACTCAGAAGCTGTTCGATGCGATGGCGGACGTCGCTCACTCCACCTCCACAGCAGCACCCGGCCAGCGATTGCGCGCGTACTTCTCAGCAGCGCGTTTCGATTCGGCACGCGTGTACCACGTGATCGGCCGTGCGCCTTGCGGGTAGATGATCACTTTGTAATCACGCACGCGGGCGTTGTGGCGTGGCCTACTGACGCCTTCGCCATAGTTGCCAATCTCAGCCTCATCCGTGCGCCACTGAAAAAGGGCGCCATTTATCTCAGCCATGGTGTGTGGGTTCTGCGTTGATCCATTCAATTTGTGACCACCACTCGAGCCACGTATCAGCGGCGATCAGCTTGGCCTCGGTGAGGCTGGTTGCCGTGATGCACTCGAGCACGTTGGCGGCCTTGATCTGGAAGTAGAAGCGGCGTGGCGTCATTTGCGCACCACCTGCTGCGTGCCGGAGTGGGTGGGGCTGTGGTGTGCGCCGGATTCGATGCCGATCATGGCGAACACGCTCGCAGCGATCAGGCAGCAGATGGCGTTATTGATGCGATTCATCATCGTGTGATCCTTGCGATGCGGTCGTTTAGGTGATGCAGCCACTCGCCGAACATTCGCCCGGCGACGTACACGGCCACGATGATCTCTGCGAGCTGGGCAGTCCATAGGTAGAACGTTGGCCCCCAGTCGCTAGTTAGGAGGCGTTTCATGGTGTGGGTGTAATGGGGTGCCGGGCCAACCGGCGTTGCGGGCTTAGTCAGGCCGTGTTGCGCTCGGGTTTTACGACCTCGTGTGCGCTGTTCGGTCGGCGGTTGAGTTTTGCGAGTGGGCCGCTCCCCTCGTGCCGCCATACTACACCGTCCGCGGTGTACGCGCTAGAGATGCAGTCGCATTCCGTTACACCGCGTTGGACCCCACCGCCAGGTCGACAGGAACGCGCAGCGTTGGCACGCTCTTACCCGTGCCCGGCGTCCGCTCCCATCCCACAACAGCCACGCTGACCGGCAGTTCCGCGGTGTACCAGACATGGCGGCACTCGGTGCAGCGGCGCTGCCGAATCACGCGATCCTTATCTCTGCCGTTGGTAAGCGTTGCGCGGATCACACCGCAGGCGCACCGGGGACAGTTCACAGCTTCGCTAACGTGCTGATGTACACCACCACTATGGCACCATGAACTTCGGTGAGTGGATGGCTGTCCAGCTGACAGCAGAACAACAGTTTGAAATAGAAAAGCAGGCCCGCAGCCTGCTCAACAGTCCAGATGCCGGCACCATGGCCGCGGCGCTTTTGAAACAAGCCTGCTATCAGCAGCAGCTGCTGCAGCAGGCCGTGAACGAAATCGCCCGCCTCGAGTGCAAGCTGATGGGCCATCCCTAGAAAAGATCAACCTCGATTTCAGCCACAGCGCCATCAGTGGCGGCGGCCAGGTTCTGCGCCGCGGCGGTCACCTGAGCAGCAGCTGCAGGCGGCACCCAATCACGCGGGGGTTGGGCGACAGCGCTCACATACGCCAGCCCCTTCTGGCTGGTCTTCTTCCATCCGGTGATGGGCACCTGGACCGATCCATATTGATCCGGCGTCTGGCTGAGCACGAACGCGCAGAAGGCGTCCAGCTCTTCGACTTTCACATTCATCATTCCGCTGAAATCGACCTTGCTCTCGGGCTTGGTGCTCTTGAAGATGCTCAGGTTCAGCTTGAAGCTCATGATTGTCCGGGGGTAATGGTGTTGGCCTGTTCGTAGCGCTCCACCTCGGCCAGGGGATAGAGCACGAAGCCGGGAGTGCGGAAATATGCCGGACCTTTGCCGGCATCCCGCCATCGTTTCAGCGTGTCAGGGTGCAACCCCCAACGTTTCGCCAGTTGTGGCGCCGTCAGATACTCAGAAGAGCTCATCCTGATCCGCCTCCACTGGTGCCTCCACTGGTGCCGCAGGCGCCGGCTGGGCGATGGCGGCATTCAGATCCGCCACGCTGGTTTCGGTCACCGTGACCGGCTCCACATCCACAACCTCCTCCTGGCTCTGCATACCCAGCAGCATGTCGCTGGCATACAGACGCCCCCAGAAGGCCGCGGCGCGATAGCGGATCATCAGCTCGGGCATCGTCTGCCACTTGCTGCCGCTCTTGGTTGCCCATCCCTCTTTCTTGGCCATCGCCATCGTGATGGTCGGACCCTTCAGTTCTTGCCCGCTGGCGAGATCCTTGGCGGTGGCATAACAGGCCAGCGAGTCACCGCTGCCGCTCAGCTCAAACCGCAACGGGCTGAAACGACCGCAGCCGTTCACCATCGCAATGATGAAGCTGCTGCTCCAACTGGGGCGGCCATGGATGACGTGCAGGTGCTGCATCGCCAGGAACGGGCTGATGCCCATCCGTCCCGCAATCTCAAGCGCCACCAAGCAGTTGGCGAAACCCTGCTGCCCTTGGAACTGCGGCGGAATCAGCGTGCTGCTGGCCAGTGCCTTGGCAATCCGTTGCGCATCCTCGAAGGCTTGGATGCCAGAGAAAACTGAGCCGGTGGGCTGGGTGGTAATGGCTGATTGTGGATCCATTAGTAGGTCTCGATCTCAGTGGTCTGCTGCTGGCCTGTGGCGCCCGTCATCCAACCCGGCAGGCTGAGCGTTTCAATCTGCTCGCTGTAGCTCGGCCAGTGATCGGCGGCCTTGCAAACCGCCAATTTCGCCAAATCGCGCATGGCCTGATCGTGGCCCCGCTCGATCATCTCCGCATCGGCGGCATAGACCGCCACGGCATACGGCGCGGTTGATTCCACGCAGATAAAGATGAACTGATCGGGCCGGCGCCCGGTGGCCTGCTCAATCCCGTGCAGATACCAGGCTGCCTGCTTGTGGTAGGCGAAATTGGCCACGCTTTGCTTGAACCCTCGCGGACTGGCTTCCTTGGTGGTCTTGAGATCAACCACGATGCTGCCGTCGTCCGTTAGCCAATCCGGCCGGCATTTGCAGTCAAGCCCCGTGCTGGCATCCGTCCACATGTGCGTGGTCTCAGCCTTGCCCGGTAGCCCCAGCAGCATCGCTGCAGCAGGGTGACGCAGCACAGCACGGCCCATGGCCATCACTTGCGCGGCATCGTCGGCGGTGATGACCGTTTTGCCTTCAGCCTGCGACTCGAATGCGGCCCACAGTTCCTTGCCGGCTTTGGTGCGGCGATCCATGGGCGGCGCCACGGCGATCTCCTCATCCCACCTGCTGAGCTCTAACACATGCGTGTGCAGCGCAGTGCCGAGGCGCATCTGCGGGCTGGGATCTGGTGCCACACGGTCAGGGTCCAGATACCGCGCCCAATAGTGCAGCGGTGATCTCGCGATGAGATCCAGATGAGACTTTGAGACAGCCGGATGCGCGTGATACGCGGCGTTGTCCATAATTCTAGGGGGTTGCCGGCAAATACTAGCGGATGCCGCAAGGTGCGCTACGGTGCGCCACAGCGGGCCGCTCAGCCCGATCCACCCGCCTATGAACTACTCCGCATTCCTCGCATCCAAATCAACCGCCTGCCCACCAGTCGGGTTTGATCCATCAGACTTCACCGCGCCGCTCTTCCCCTTTCAGCGGGACATCGTGACCATGGCCTGCCGTGTTGGCAGGTTCTGCATCTGGGCCGATTGCGGCATGGGCAAAACCGCCATGCAGCTCGAGTGGGCATCGCAGGTGCATCAGCACACCGGCGGCAATGTGCTGATCCTGGCGCCGCTTGCCGTCTCACACCAAACCGTGCGCGAGGGCCAGAAGTTCGGCATTGCCTGCAACTTCGCCAGCACACAAGCCGATGTGCAACCCGGCATCACGGTCACCAACTACGAGAAGCTCGCCCACTTCGATGCCACTGCCTTCTCTGGCGTGGTGCTCGATGAGTCCAGCATCCTCAAGGCATACACCGGCAAGATCCGCAACCAGATCATCGAGTCGTTCGCACAGACGCCATTCCGGCTGGCCTGCTCCGCCACACCAGCACCGAATGACCACATGGAGCTGGGCAACCATGCTGAGTTCATCGGCGTCATGACCCGCACCGAGATGCTGGCCATGTTCTTCGTCCACGACGGCGGCGACACCAGCAAGTGGCGCCTCAAAGGTCATGCCGTCAGCAAGTTCTGGGAGTGGGTTTGCAGCTGGGCGGTCACCATCCGCAAGCCATCAGATCTCGGCTACGAGGACGGCAACTTCGTGCTGCCGGCGCTACAGATCCAAGACTGCACGGTCGAAACGCCACGTGATGCCGCAACTGATGACGCCGGCCAGATGGCACTGTTCGCCATGGAGGCCCGCACCCTCAGCGATCAACGCCACGTGCGCAAGGCATCGCTCGATCTGCGCGTTGCAGCAGCTGCCACCTTGGCCAACAGCAACACCGAGCAATGGCTGATCTGGTGTGATCTCAACGATGAATCCAAAGCGCTCACCACAGCCATCGATGGTGCTGTTGAGGTATCAGGCTCCGATTCAGACGATCACAAGCGGCAGGCCGCTATCGACTTTCAAGACGGCAAGATCCGCGTTCTAGTCAGCAAGCCCAGCATCTTCGGGTTTGGCCTCAACTTCCAGCGCTGCCACAACGTCGCATTCGTTGGCCTCAGCCACAGTTATGAGGCGTTCTATCAAGCCATCCGCCGCTGCTGGCGATTCGGTCAACAGCACCCCGTCAACGCTCACATCATCTACGACGTGGCAGAGGGCCGCGTGATCGACAACATCCGCCGCAAGGAAGCGGACAGCATCGCCATGGCGCAATCCATGGTCACCATCATGAAGCAATCAACCATGGAACAACTCAAGAAGATCCAGCGCCAAGTTGCCCCACACATCACAGAGCACCAAACCGGCGATGGATGGGATCTCTATATGGGCGACTGCGTGGAGAGCATCCGCCAGCTGGACTCTGATTCCATCCACTACAGCATCTTCAGCCCGCCGTTCGCGTCGCTCTACACCTACTCCAACAGCGACCGCGATATGGGCAATAGCCGCACTGAGCAGGAGTTCTTTGATCACTTCGGATTCCTTGCCGCTGAGCTCCACCGCGTGATGATGCCCGGCCGGCTGATCAGCTTTCACTGCATGAATCTCCCCAGCAGCAAAGAGCGCGATGGCTTCATCGGCGTGAAGGACTTTCGCGGTGACATGCTGCGCATTTTCCAGGCCGCTGGTTTCGTATTTCATAGCGAGGTCTGCATCTGGAAGGATCCAGTCACCGCCATGCAGCGCACCAAGGCAATCGGCCTGCTGCACAAACAAATCCGTAAAGACTCAGCACTCAGCCGCCAAGGCATCCCTGACTATCTGGTGACCGTGCGCAAGCTGGGCGACAACACGGAGCCGGTGGCCGGCCCATTCACTGAGTTTGCCGGTGAGAACCCACCACCTAAGACGGGCGATCAGATCAAAGACTCGATCAACATCTGGCAGCGCTATGCCAGCCCCGTATGGATGGACATCAACCCATCAGACACGCTGCAGTACCGCAGCGCACGCGCTAATGAAGATGAGCGCCACATCTGCCCGCTGCAGCTGGAAGTGATCCGCCGCGGCCTGCAGCTCTGGAGCAACCCAGGCGATGTGGTGCTGAGCCCGTTCGCTGGTATCGGATCCGAAGGCCACGTGAGCCTGCAGATGGGCCGCCGCTTTGTTGGGTTTGAACTGAAGCCGTCCTACTTCAACTGCGCAGTGAAGAACCTCACCAATGTGCAGGCCGCCAAGCAAGCGGAGCTCTTGCCATGCAACTGAGGGGGTATCAGGATCGCGCCATCGATGCACTGCGCTCCGCCATGCAGCAGGGCGCCAGGGCACCGCTGCTATGCCTACCCACGGGCGGTGGCAAAACAATCATCCTCGCCAGCATCGCCGCGCAAGCTGCAGCACGTGGTCGGCAGGTGCTGATCCTGGTGCATCGCCGTGAGCTGATCCATCAGACCGCTAGCAAGCTCGCATGGGCTGGGTTGGAGCACGGCATCATTGCCGCAGGCCATCCCGCATCCGATCACGCGGTGCAGATCGCATCGGTGCAAACGCTTGTGCGGCGCCTATCGCGCATGGATTGGTCGCCATCGCTCGTGATCATCGATGAAGCGCACCACGCAGCAGCAGGCAGCTGGCGCCAGATCCTCGAGCACTGGCCTGATGCCTATCGCCTAGGCGTCACAGCTACACCATGCAGGCTCGATGGCCGCGGCCTCAGCGAAGCCTTCGATCAGCTGGTGCTCGGTCCCAGCGTTGCTGATCTGGTGTTTTGGGGATTTCTATCTGCCGCGCGGATCTATGCGCCGCCAGTGGTGGCTGATCTATCCGGGATCCGGCGCCGTGCTGGTGATTACGCCAACGATCAGGCCGCAGCTGCCATGGATCGGCCCACAGTTACCGGCGATGCAATCGCGCATTACCAGCGCCTGGCCGATGGGCAACAGGCCATCGCCTTCTGCTGCAATGTCGCCCATGCTATCTCAGTGTGCGACGCATTTAAGACGGCAGGGATCAGCGCAGCACTGCTGTTGGGTGGCACGGGCAACCGCGATCAGGTGGTGGCTGATTTCGCCGCCGGCATCGTGCGTGTGCTCGTGACCGTGGATGTGGTGAGCGAGGGCTTTGATGTGCCAGCCGCTAGCTGCGCGATCCTGCTCAGGCCAACGCAATCGCTAGGGCTCTACCTCCAGCAGGTGGGCCGCGTGCTGCGCCCAGCACCCGGCAAGGATGCTGCGCTCATCCTCGATCACGTTGGCAATGTCACCCGCCATGGCTTCCCCGATGATCCGCGCGAATGGAGCCTGGCCGAAGGCATCGTGCGTGGTGGCCGCGGCACACCAGCGCCATCAGTCCGCACATGCCCTGAGTGCTACGCGGCGTTCAAGCCCGCGCCGGTGTGCCCGGTGTGTGGGGCAGCCTGTGCGCCTAAGTTACGACGCGAAATCAAACAGATAAATGGTGAGCTTGTTGAGGTATTCAGCAACGGCCTCTACAAAGGGGCAAAAGTAAACATCAGGTTTGGCAAAATATGGACAAAGGCTACGCCTGGCGGCCGTGGAGATTGGAGGGTGCTTTCTGTTTTAAATGAAAGCACGGTTGCGGTCACACTTATTCATCCTAAAACCGGTAAAGCAACCATCAGTAGAGATGTGCCCATTGAAAACGTAAAACTTAGTAACAGGGGTTCAAAAAGGTCATATGAACAGGCTAAAGCGCGATCACTGCCCGAGCTTCTCGAAATTGCACGCCAACGCGGTTACAGCCCCGCATGGGCTCACCGCGTGCACAATGCCCGGCAGCAGCGCGCAGGAACGCAATAAGATGGGAACAGTTGACCCATCTTCTTTCGTGCCGAATCCAATTCCTGCCGAGCTGCTTGGCCAGCGCTTCGGAATGCTCACCGTCGTGGGTGATGCGTCAGAAGGCCAGCGCTACCAGATGGCGCGCTGTTTGTGTGACTGCGGCCGCGTGACCGTTATTCGCAAGTCCCGCCTCTACGAGCGTGCCGGCAAGCAGATTGCCTGCGGCTGTTTGCGTGGCCGGCACACCAAGCACATGGAGTGCCACACCAAGCTGTATAGGGTGTGGGACTCAATGGTTCGGCGCTGTCACAGCACAGGCCATCGGGCATACGTCAACTATGGAGCCCGCGGGATCAAGGTTTGCAAGGAATGGCGCGACTATCGCGCCTTTCGGGATTGGGCTCGGGGCAGCGGATACCAAGAAGGCCTCACGATCGACCGCATCAATAACGACTGGGGCTACGAGCCCGACAATTGCCGGTGGGCCACGCGCAAGCAACAGCAAAACAACCGGCGCTGCTGCGTGTATATCGAGCATGGCGGCCAGAGGCTGACACTGACTGAGTGGGGCGAGGTGCTTGGCATTCCGCGTCACAATGTGCAAAAGCACCTAGAGGATCTTGATGGCTCAAGGCGAGACGCATCTGCTACAGCAAATACGACTGGCACTGGGCACGAGAAGTGATCTCAGGCTCTACAGAAACAACTGCGGGACTCTGCCCGATCCACGCACCGGCCGGCCTGTGCAGTTTGGCCTCGCACGCGGCTCCGCTGATCTGATCGGCTGGCGCATCATCACCATCACCCCCGGCATGGTCGGCAGTCAGGTGGCGGTGTTCACGTCGATAGAAGTCAAGACCCCAACCGGGCGGGTTCGCCCTGAGCAGTACGCATGGCTGAACACCGTGCAGGGCGCCGGTGGTATCGCAGGGATCGCCCGCTCAATCCAAGACGCAAACGATCTGCTGAGATAACTGGCAACCTGCCAACCTATCTGCCAAACTCTGCCGGCCTCTCACCGTCCATGTGGTAGCCGACCTCCTCGATCAGCTCGCCAATATCCCCGATCACTGGGCACTGGTAGCCGTTGGCAACGACAAGCGCCCCTATCAGCCCGAATGGCAGAAGCACCCCATATCCCGCGCTGATCTCACCACCGAGATAAACGCCGGCCGTGCCGTAGCAATCGGCGTCATCGCTGGCCCACAGTCGGGCGGCCTGCTGTTTGTCGATCACGATGGCCTCGGCGCCTCTGAAGTGCTCGAGCAGATCGGCGCACCACTCCGCGACCTACCGAAATCCTGGGCCGTCACATCCGGCCGTGATGGCCGTGTGCAGATCATCTACCAAGTCCCTGAACCCTTCTGGGCCACGATCAAGACCACCAAGCTGCGCAGCAGCATCAAAGGCGAGCAGCTAGAGCTTCGCTGGGCTGGCTGCCAATCCGTAGTGGCTGGCGCTCACCCGATGACCGGCGCCTACCGCTGGCTCAAAGATCGCGCACCCGGCGATCTCACCATCGCAGAAGCCCCATCACTACTGCTGCAGCAGATGCAGCGCCAGAAGCCCGCACCTGCCCCACTCCTGCAGCTGCCAGATACCGACATCCAACGCGCACGCACATATCTCGCATCAGTGCCAGCAGCTGATGCAGACGACTACGACGCATGGCTACGGGTCGGCATGGCACTACACAGCGTCGACGATGCTCTCCTCGCCGATTGGATCCAATGGTCGACCATCTCAGGCAAGTTTGAGCCCGGTGCCTGCGAAGCCAAATGGCGCACCTTCTCAGCCGCAGCCGGTGGCGTCTCCCTTGGCACCCTCGCCCACCTTGCAGGCCATCAGAAAAGCCGCACGTCTCCAGCCGCGCGGCCATCCGTCCATGCACCAGATGGCGCATCAAACCCTACGCCAAGCCATAACGGCAAACTGCTCAAGCTCGAATCCAATGAGCTTCTCGCCCTGCTGCGTCAGCAGATGGCAGATCGCCTGCGATGGAACCTCTTCACCAAAACCATCGAGCTGGATCAGCAACCCCTCGAGCACATCGAGCACTTCTACCTCGCCCTCTCACAGCAAGGCGTCAAGGTCACCAAAGATTTAGCAGCCGATGCCGTCCACGTTGTCGCACTTGAGAACCCATACGATCCCGTCCGCGAATATCTCGAGCACGTATCCGATCACATCCCACCCATCCCAATCGATCACTTGGCAACCGCCTACCTACGGCCCGGTGATCAGCTCGGCAGCCTCTACGACGCCATGCTCAAGGCCACGCTCGTGGCCGCTGTACGCCGTATCTTCGAGCCCGGCTGCAAGCACGACTCAGCCTGCGTGCTCATGGGCCCCCAGGGCTGCGGTAAGTCGACCTTCTGGCGCAACCTCGGCGGCCTCTGGTTCAGCGATGCCCTACGTGACATCGGCTCCAAGGATGACCTGATGGTGCTCCACCGCTCGTGGCTTATGGAATGGGCCGAGCTGGATCACATCACCGGCCGTAAGCACGCCGGCCAGGTGAAAGCATTCCTTACGCAGCAAACGGACATGTTCCGTGCGCCATACCAACGCACAACCGAGGCATACCCCAGGCGATCCATCATCGTCGGCTCCACCAACCGAGACACCGGCTTCTTGGTCGACGACACCGGCAACCGCCGTTTCTGGGTCATACCCGTCACAGCCGCCCCGCACATCCCCGTGGATGGCCTGCTGCTCGAGCGTGACGCCATCTGGAGCGCAGCGGTGCACGCATACCGGGCAGGCGAACCCAACCACCTATCACGCGAGCACAGCGCACAGGTCGATCACGAAAACGAGTCCTATCTCGTCGACAGCCCATGGAAGGCCGCCATTCAGGAATGGGTCAACGCACCCCGCAACGATGGCCGACCCATCACCAGCGAGCTGCTACTGACCGAGGCGATCAGCAAACCAGTCGAGCGCCAAGGCCGCGCCGATCAGATGCAGGTGGCATCGATCATGCGCGAGCTCGGCTTCGTCAAACAGCGCCAATGGGTCGATGGACGCTCCAGATGGGTATT